TCATCGAAGCCGATGAAAAGTAGTTTCCTAACATTTTAGCACCAGCGTTGATTGCTGGAGATAATTCTCTAATAGTCTCCAGTATCGAAGATGCCATAAGTTTAGGAGGTGATGCATTGGGTTGACTAACGCGTAAAGAAGGTAACTTCTGTACGGCTGTGTTGACTATTTCGAAGCCTCTGCTGTCAGAGTGAGTTGGAGTGTGAAATGCGGCTGTAGATGCACCGATAAATTCTACATGTTCCACGATCTCAACTTCGAAAGTTGCTGGGCCTGGTGATTGAATTAACACGACCATTGGTGCTCCGCCAATACCACCTGGTGCGATGGCATTTAGCTCAGCTTGTCCAGTAGAAATTTGTTGGTTTATCGAATCTGATAATGAATATCCTTGAGAGTATGGATAAAGATTATTTGTTGGTAATCCGAAACTATTAACTTCTGTTGAATATGGACCCGTGTAACTCGTTTCAATATCATCTATTGAGCCAGTTGCAAACCACTGTTTCTTAGACGTAATTCTATCTACTAATGTTTCATCCTGACTACCTAAAAAGTTCGCGGTAGTTGATAACTGATTCATATTTGTATGGGATGCGGACACAAATTGGTAATATAATCCACCCATATTTAACACTGTGCCCGTATATTGGACACTTGCACCAAATGAAACAAGCCTTCCTTGTACTGATGATCCACCATTTTGTGAATCGACAAATTGACTAGTCTCATATGGAGAGTTAATATATTGTGGTGTAAAACCTCCTGGATTAGAAACAACAGCATTAATGTTGGATGTTGTTGTTCCAGCTGCTGAATCCATTGTGTATACTGCTCCTGCTTTCCCATCTACGCCTGATATCAAAGCAACTAACTTTGATGTTTTCGAAGCACTTGAAACTCCGAAATTACCAGTGATTGATGAACCAGTTGAAACAAGTCCATTAACAGTTTGAAGTGTTACTGTTGCTGAACCGGATGTAGTATTGATAGTGGCTGCACCTGCTGCAGTTGATAGACGTGACGCAAATACTGTCAACGGGTTAGGAGATGTCGCTAAAGCCGCTGCTGATTGTGTTTGACCTACCAACGCTACTGGTGAACCTTTACCTAAGGTTGGAGTAAAATAAATTGGAATAGTTCCACCTGTTGCTTCGGAAATTGTAACCACAAATCTAGTGAATAATCGCAATTTTTGAGATGGTCTACTAGGAACCTTGGGTATGCAAGCGCCATTTGCTTCAGCAGACCATGGATCTGATAATGCTTTAGCATATTTGGCGGCACACATACTCAAGCCTTGGGCCATTGCGACTGTTGGTCGAGATTTTGGTTTCTTTGATTTCCTACCCTTGTTGGTGGCTAATTTTTTCAAAATATTACTTGTAGTTTGTAAGACGATTTTGTTAGTTTTCTTGTTTTGTTTATTTTTGTTGTTTGTGCACATTCATTGTTATCTCTCAGCTACACAAAGCCTCGAGAATGACTGGATGACATTAAAGGCATTGTCATTTATTTAACGTGCCAGTTAGCCACTAAAGGCTCACACGGTATCTTCAATTTTTGAGTTGGCGAGATGTACTCCGCTAGGACCAACTTCTAGAGACTTTCCTACGACGCCACTCGGGTAAATCTAGTCTCTTCATGGCAGTTTACTGAGCTGTACTTAATTCCTAGACTCAGGCTTACTCATGGATGATTTTGTATAAGCCAACATCACGTCATTTGGTTTTATATACTTTAATCGTCAAGTAATACCAAATAGTGACGAACCAAGCTTATTTCAATGGAGTTCCAAAGCTACAACGTCCGGTTCCCGACATTTGTAGGAAAATTACCGTAAT